AAATCGCCTACAACAAGTAAAATATAGTCAAAATTTACAGATGATCAAGAGTTAATTGATAATATTAAAAATGGCAATGTAATCACATAAACCAGCCATTGCAATAACTACCAATGACATACCGATAAAAAAGATTATAATTTCCATGTTAGTAAATTCTAAATGTTACAATATCATTATCACAAAGGTTGGCTAAAATTTCTTTTGCATAAGCCTTAGCCTCTTTTTTATTATTAAACTGCTTGTTTTTAATAACTAAATCATTGTAGTTATCATCCATAAATGCGATTGTGTAATTTTTCATAGTTTTTAAGTTTTGTGCAACCCTTAATTGACTTGCTGAATCAAATATCTAAAAAGTTATTTTAATAACCAAATAAAATAAAAAATATATTTTTAAAATAGTCTAATTATCATTGTATGATCCTTCATATTCTTAATATGGAATATCTTTCCGCTTTCTTTATGCAACCTTGTTGCATTATTGCGCCAAACCTGAACATTCGCAAAAACATTCATGGTTTGGTTTATGCTTAATTTTTCTAATAGTTCCCTGTACATGATGCAAATATAAAAATTATTGGAATGAATATTTTGTAATAAAAACCATCTTTTAAATTGTCAGATGTTTGTATAAATTCTACTTTAGTTTCAACCTCCTCACAACTTGGATTCTTAACAAACCACTCTAAAAACTCATCATCAATAGCTTGTACACCATCTTTGATTAAGTCTTGGTCTGTTGTTAGGATGATTTTTTTATCTTCTGCATTAATCAATGCTAATGAAATGCATTTTACAGCAAAATAAGAATAATCTTTTTCTTTTAATTCTCCTGATTTAAAATTCCAATCATTGACATTTTTACATTTTAACATCCAATCTCCTTCTTTAATTTCTTCATTAGAAGTGATGTAGATGTGTTGAGCTGATATACATTTAATAGGGTCATTAGTATTATCAAAAACTAATTTTTGATTAGCTTTAAATAACCTACTTGCTTTGTCTGTTGGTATTAAGTGTACGTTTCCCATATTAATACTTTTTAGCAATGTGATCACATAAACCTGCCAATGCTAAAACTACCAATGACATCCCGATAAAAAAGATTATAATTTCCATGTTTTTAATTTTTTAGAAAGCCTTTATTGACTTGCTGAATCAAATATCTGAAAAGTTATTTTAATAACCAAATTAAATAAAAAATATATTTTTAAAATAGCCTGATTATCATTGTATGGTCTTTCATATTTTTAATATGGAATACCTTTCCGCTTTCTTTATGCAACCTGGTTGCATTATTGCGCCAAACCTGAACATTTGCAAAAACATTCATGGTTTGGTTTATACTTAATTTTTCTAATAGTTCCCTGTACATGCGACAAATATAAAAATTATTTTTATAATAACTTGCCTTTATAGATGCGAAAGTTTTTTACGGAGTACATTTTATTTTTCTCTATAAAAAACAAACCCAAGATGCGTTTTTCTTCTACCATTAGCGACCGCACAAATTTTAGATGAATTAGTATTTAATTTTCTTGCTGCGTCCCCTATCCCCTCGTATTTACCAAAAAAAACGCCATCTTTTGTTGCAATTATATAACCCTTAAAACTTTTTGATTCAGCTCCAAATTTATTACTTGATGGGTTATTTTCAGTCATTCTTTTTTTTATTGAAAGTATATGACTTTCACTTAATTTTTTATTTTTATTCCAATCGCTTATTGCTTTTTTATGTTTTTCAGTAAGTTTTTTACCTAAACGATACCCTCTTAATTTTTCTTTTTGTTCATCAGTAACAATACGTTTTTTAGCAGCAATACTTAATTTTAATCTGTACTCTGGAGTAAAAACCCTATTATTTAAGCCATCTCCCCCATCAGTCATATTAACTAAAGTACCTAACCCTAAATCTTTTCTGCCATAAATTTGGATTAATTCTTTTTCTTTCTCTTTTGCAAATTCAGCAGTAACATCATCAAACATTATTTCAACTCTGTAATCCGTTTTAGAAATAATTTTTTTCCACCAGATGCCCCTCCTTGTTTTTTCATTTGATCTTACATAATCATTTCTTTTGTTACAAGATATTCCTATATAAAAAACCTCATTTTTATCTAATCTTATATGTCTATAAACGTATGCCATATTATAAATATAATCATAATTAGTGTATTTTACCATTAATTATATGGTAATTTTTTACTGAATATGTTTTATCATCGTTTACGCGAATATGAGCAAATCCATGAGCATAATTGTTGGCAAAAGGAGCATAGTCTGGGGATAATTCGCATAAACATCCAGTTGTCCACGTAGCTGTTAATTCGCCAGATAAATTTGATTCAGAATGAGAACTTATTTTATGCACATGTCCGCAAATGGCGCTTTCCTTGGCTTTCATAAACAAACCTCTGGCCGAGTTTACAGGAGCCATAAAACCCCTAAAAAACAAATGGCCATGATGAATATGTAACTTCCCTGCCTTTACTAAAGTTTTATCTCCGATCAGATGTATTCTTTGCTCATTTAGTCTTAACCTTTCCTCTAATTGATAATATGGATCATCAAAGACCTCTGGAGCCTTAGACATCAACCAATGCTCATACCTAACATCATGATTACCTTTTAACCAATATATCTGCGCATTTGGGAAAGCCTCTCTTAGAATGACTAAAAATGCCTTTGTAGAATCAAACTCAAATTTTATGGATCTTTTGCGTGGATCACGTTCAAACCTCGACATGTGATAAAAATCCATCAAGTCACCATTGATTATGATGGTATTTACCTTATTCTCTTTGCCATAATCTAAAGCTAATGTAATGGCCTTAATGTTATGGTAAGGTATATGCAAATCCGAGATTAAAAGGATGTTATTATCAGCTAATGGTAATATATAAGGCTCTCTGATTTTTTCCTCTGAGTCAGGCAGTTTATAGGGATTGTAGTTAAACGTAGGCTCTACAAATAAAGATTTATCCTTTAAAGATGTGCCTGTTTTCCCTTTTACGCCCCTTATCAAACTTCTTACAGTTTCAACATTTTTAAATAATAATGGATGCTCCTTGTATATTTTTTTGGCAATTGTTAAATCAGCATGATTTGAAAACCTTGTTAGGTATTCTCTGGCTAAATCAGTTTTAAGCATATGGGAAATATTTAGTTTGTCCGTTTAGACTAATATAAATTTTGTATTATTTTTATTGCTTCCGTTTAATTTACTTTTTAATGTTGAATGCTTATAATTATTGTATAATGATGCCTCTTTAATACTATCATAAAAAATACCATTTGATAAATCTAATACAATTTTTGCCATTCCAATACCGTTTACATTTTTTAATCCTTTATTCCAAGCTGTTTTACCTTTGCTTGATTCACTCATTTTACTAATACTTTCTTTTGAATAAATATTTTTTAATCCTTTATTCCAAGGAGCGACTCCAATTCTTTTTTGTATTCCTTTTGCTATTGATTCAGGAGAATTTTTTTTACCATACATAGGATTCATTTTTCCGCTAAACCTTTTACTCATCAATAATTTTTTTTCATCTGTTACCAAAACACCAAGTGTTCCATCCCCTCCATCTGTTAAATTTGATAAAATTCCATTTTTTTTATCTATTCTGCCATATAAGCTAATAAATTCTTTTTCTTTATTGCATGCCTCTTCCCATGAAATATTGTCTATAATAATATCAACTCTGTATTGAGTTTTATTAATTATTTTATTCCAAATTATATTTCTTCTCGAACTTTTATTATCAAATGCTCTTTTAAATAGATTATCTGATCCTATACCAATATAAAATGGTTCGTTTTTATCTAATCTTATATGTCTATAAACGTATGCCATATAATTTATATTAAATCTGCATCAGTTTTATAATTTATATAAATAGTCTTTCCATATAGTTTTTTAGCAATTAAAATCTCATTTTTTAAATTACTGGATTGATATGAAATATGAATCCAACTTGCTTGACCATTTACAGGAAACTCAAAAATCAATTGCTTAAATTTTAAATTATCTTTAATAAAGTAGAATATTTCATTGTTAGTAATTGATGTGCCATCAGCATCCAAATCAATTGCATATCCAAAACAATGATCGGATGATTTACTCCCGCCAACTTTTGCATTCAACTCCTTACTCCGATACCCAGATGATATACGGATAGGCTTTTTAAAATGGTTCCTAATCGGTTGAAATATATTTTCGGCTAATGCCTTTAAATTCTCAATATGCTCTGGCGTAGGCGTGTTTGATATGCCATTACGTTTTGCGGATTCCGATCTAATAACTTCGGAAAGTGAAAGATTTTCTGATAGTTTCATTTTTTCTTGAATACTTTCTCAATTGATGTGAACCCTAAAGAGGCCCCTGCTAATGTAGCAACTGATATTATAATAGCTTCATTTGGCGAATGTATTAATTTAATAGCTAAAGCCATCACGCAAATAAATCCGCATAATCGTTTCATTGATAATCTATCATTATCCTCTGTAAAAAATTGCCTCATAATTTTAATGAATAACCGATTGAGTAACCTGACATTCCGTAACCAACGCTAAATAAGCCTTTTTGCCGAGTTTTAAGATGTAGGCTAATGTTGTGTTCCACTTTACTATAATCGTGGCTTAAATCAGACCTAAAGCCTATGTATAACGCTGCTTTGTTCTTGACTGTTACTGTGTTATTTACTGTGATTGTTTTTTCTTGTATCTGAGCCTGAAATGATCTGCCAATTATTTTGCTTTGGCTAATAGTGTCCTTTATTATATACACATTTTCCATTTCTCGGATTGTATCGGTAAATTCTTTAACCTCGTTAAACTCTTTCACAATGTATGCAGTATCTGTGTTAATCAGAGTATCAATTACTTTGACCTTGATTTTATCGCCTTTCTGATACTTAATAAAAGTTTTGTAATTAATAACAGTATCAATTTTTGTAGATGTAATTGTGTTGGTCCGCTTTCTAACCGAAAACAAAAAAACGGATAATAATATCAGACATACTATTAATCCGTTCTTAATCATTTTTTCAGCTTTTCAGTCGCATGCAGATAATACCTGATTGCAAATAACCCGCTAATTATGGCCACGAAAGATGCTATCATTGTTACAACAGGCTGAACATCAGCCATAGATACCATTGCGCCTGATACGCTTAAAATTGTCGCCAAATCAGCATTATTATTTGTCATCTTTTACCTGTGGTTGTAATTGTTTAACTAATTCCGCCGCAACTGATTTTACCTGAATGTGAGCAGATGTACTGTTCTCGATAACCGCTAAAACAGCTTCCCATTCTTGGACTGTCAATTCAACTTTTAATTTTTGTGGTTCTTTTTGTTCTACTTCTTTGGTTTTCATAGTGTTATTTATTTTAACAAATATAATTAAATTTCTGTATCAGTTTCAACTGTCAAGGATTCCTTTACAGTTGGCTCATTAGCTACCTGCTCAATAACTTCATGAATTGCCGAAGCTTCAATATCTAAAATATCAGCCATTTCGGTTACTATTTTATTAATACCCTCTGAATTATCAATTACTGGAGCAACGTAATCCCCTGTAATAACTAAATTAAGCTTCTCTGCTGCATAGTTATACGCATACTCATCATCATTACCCCACTCGTTATAAGCTTCGCCTGACATCGTTAAATTGCCATCTGCAACAACTGCCATTTTTTCATCTAATAACTGATAACAAAAGTCAGTATATTTAAATAGTTCACCATGTATTGGGCGTAAATTAAAAATAGTTGCCGTTACTGCTTGACCTTTTACCCATGTAGGGATTGATTCGATTGTTTTCATGATTATTTGTTGTTATATATTCCGATTAAATTTCCGTTATGAGTTATTAGTTTTATTGTAAGTTTCATTTTTATTTATTAATGCTTTTAGTTCTTCTATTTGTGCTTGTTGTTCTTGTATGGCTTTTGTAAGCATTGCAATAACTGACCTATCTGAAATACCCCATGGAATATTTTTTGTTGCTGGTGTGTTTGCTGACTCTTCTCCTAATGCTGAATTTACTTCCTGAGCATAAAAACCTAATTGCTTAACATCCATTGGTAAACCACTCTTATCATTCCAATAAAAGTATCTAGGTTTTAAATTCATTACCTTATCTAAAGCTGAATCTATAAATCCCGCATCAATTTTATAGGCTGAATCTGATACAGTTGATAAAGTGCCACTTGTTGCTGTTACCGTTCCTGTACCTAATGAGCTTACATTTAACAAACTTGAGTCTATATATAAACCAGCTGGGTTACCATCTACATTTTTCGCAACAATATAACTTACATTATAGCCAGTTTGAAGGTTTAAACCAGCGGTTGGCAATGTCACCGCAGAACCATTAGCATCTATTGTAATTCCTTTACCATTACCACCCCCAACCGCTAATCTTGTTGCTACTGCCACACTACTAGAGAATGTAGCTGCACCTGTGGAGGCTATCTTAAAAGGTGTGCTCCATGCGCTTCCGTTATAATGCCAATAATCTAACCCTTGTGAACCATTTAATTGCATTAACCATTGTTTTGCATCAGTTCCTTGAGCAATAACAACATAAGGCCCTTCTCCTACTCCATCTGCTCCAGCTCTAGTGGCTGATAAAAAAGTACTAGATGCAATTTGAGCCGCACTACTCAACGCCCCACTAAACCTCCCAGTCCCATTAACATCTAGCTTGTAACCTGCATCTGTTGTAGTGCCTATTAGTACGTTACCGCCTGAGGTGATGCGCATACGTTCGGTATTGCTTGTACCAAACACCATTGAATCCACACCATGTTGATACTGTATATATCCTGAATAAGATGCAGTTCCACCTCCAGTATCATCACCAAAAAATAAATTTCCTGTTCCTGTTGATGTTGAAGCTATTTGTATATATGAATCAGCGGTTGTACCAGCTTGTCCTACTGTTAATAGATAACTTGGCGTTGCAGTTCCCACCCCTAAATTACCCCCCGCAGTCAAGGTCATTGCTTGAGTAAAGCTTATAGCATTACCTGCTGTGCCTGATGGAGCGGTTAGCCAGCGATGTTCACCGTTAGATGTTTGCACATAATTGACTGAATTTGCTGAGGTAGTGTATAAAAAATTAGAATTATAATAAAAATTATTGCCTAGATATGTATTTCCAGAACCATCGTTAAAAAATGAAGTTGTTGTACCGATTTGCTGCGCTTTACCTAAGTTCCACGCACTAGGTGTAACTCCTAAGCCTAGATTGCCAGAGGGGTCAATCGTTAATCTCGGTGAAGCTCCCGTTTGTAATATCAAACTACCACCTGAATCGTAAACGTATGAATCTGCACCCGTTCCCAAAGTGATTATCCCTGTAATCTTTGCGCCCCCTGTTATTTGTAGCTTGTCACTTGTAGCATTATTTCGTGAACCTAAAAGCAAATTCCCCCCTAGCCATGTAGATGTAGTAGAGGTATTACCTATCCAAGTTCTATTGTTTTCGGTTGCACTTTCGCCAGTTGAGTTATAACCTAAAAATATATTATTTGAGCCTGTCGTATTAGAATTACCAGCTCCAGCACCTTGCGCAATATTAAGACCTCCTGTTGTATTAGAGCCTAAAGCAAAATCTCCAATTGCGGTATTGCTACCACCAGTAGTATTTTCATTAAGTGAAATACGACCAATTGAAGTGTTAAAACTACCTATTGTATTTGCACTTAAAGCATTAGTTCCAACCCTCGTATTAGTACTAATCGCACCCCCACCAAGTCCAATATTTATTCCGTTTACAGTTAAATCATACGCTCCTAAATTTACCGCACCTGTTGCACCTGTATAAGGAACATAAGCACTTAATGAGCTTGTAGTTGCATAAGCCGTTGAATCAAGCGAACCATTAGCCTTTAAGAATTGACTGGAAGTTCCACCTGGCACTATAAATTGCGAAGCGGTTAAATTGCCAGTAATCGTGCTATTACCAGCTGCTCCAATCCCACCATTTACATAAAATAAAAAAGGTGCAACGCTAAAATTTGTACCAATAGCTACGCCCCCAGCATCTTCAAAAATAGTACTATTTGTTAATGAGCTAGTTCCATTAAATTTAGGAATATAATTTGTTGTTCCTGTACCCCCTATCTTGCCATTAAATGTACTCCAATTAGCTGAGCTTAAAGCACCTCTATTTGTTGCACTTGCGGTTGGTAAATTAAAAGTATGAGTATCTAAAACACTAGAAATATTAAAATCAGTACCAGTCGTTCCAACCGCAAAATATTGAGTATTAGCCGTTAATCCGTTAAGAGCTGCAATACCACCCGCAAAGGTTGTTGTAACTAAACACAAAGTATTATCCTCGGTATGTAAAGTAACTGTACGACCTCCTGAATTATCTACGATATAAACCCTTAAAGCTAGTCTGTCAGTTATCAATAAAACAGTTTCGGGAACTGCTAAAGACGTGATATATAAATCAGTTGTTGTTCCGCCTGTTATTTCCTCCGGAACTGAAACCGAACTTGCAATACTTGTAAAAGTCGTTCCATTATATTTTAATAACTCAACATAGAATTTAGAATTGCCACCGCTGGAAGAAATATTAAAGTACATTTCAAAATTCCATGCACCGCCAGGAATAAGCAATCTATTTGGGTTACCAGCATCAGTTAAGAATTGAGCAATTAAACCATTTCCAGTCAAATTAAAGTCAGTACCTGCACCAATAACAGCACTGTTAGCCATCTGTTTATAAGTCGCCACACTTGCAGCGACAGACCCATTCAAATAATAATTAACATTTGCCCCACCGCTAGATGTTGATGGTATAGTTGCTAAAGTTCCATCTCCACGAATGTATTGAGAAGCCGTACCGATTGCCGTAACCTCTAAAGTTCCTGAGCTTGTTATAGGTGAATTAGCAACGCTGAAAGCAACTGGCATTGTTAAACCAACGCTAGTGACCGAACCGACTCCAGCTCCAATATCTGCTAAAACCTCCGCGCCTGTTCTGTATTTAATTACTCCGCCCTCACTTACTAAAAATTTATCTGTATCAGCTAAAGCATTTTGAATGTTTGCTATCGTTAATCTTTGAGCAGTATCTATACGTAAAGCCTCAATATTATTTGTCCGTACTAAAAAATCATTGTTAATAGTTGAGCCAATAAAACAATCATTATCTATTCCTGGCTCGCCTGGCAATCCTGGATTTATTATTCCAAATCTCGCATATGATGTAGCTCCTATCTGTAAATCTAAACCTGATCCCGGATCCGTAGAATTAATGGATAGCTTGTTGTTTGGAGTTGCAATATCAACGCCTATTTTATCACTTAGCTCCGTTATAATTGAATCCCCTAGCGTATTGGTTGAAGTAAATTTTGGAATCGCTCCAGTTGTTCCAAAAACTTTAGCGTTAAATATTGCCCCAATTGTAGTTTTATAAGTTATCTGATTAGCTAACTCTGCAATCGGGATTATATCCGTATCAATTGGCGCCCTGCCTAATGCCGGAAAATCTTTAGTGTACACTCCATTTATAACTGGCATATCTCTCTTAATTTACAAATACATACTCATCTCCACCATTATCCACATAATTACCAGGACTTTGGGCCCAAACATAGTATGCCGTTTCTGCATCTACAATAGCTCCATATCCGGTAATTGTTCCAGCAAATTTAACAAAATCATCTGTTATGCCGGTAATCTCTAAATTCTCTAAAAACCCCTCGCCGGCATCGCCCTCATTCGTATCCGTATTAATCATTGACCAATCCATAATCAACCGGCTGCGGCCTAAATCTTTCAACTCATTCCAACTAATTACGCTACTATCAACAAAATAAATCGCCTCAAAACTTACAGAATACGAATGCAATTGGCCTAACTGTTTTTGGCCCATCTCCTGAGTGCTTTTGCACGTCTTAATAAAACTAATAGACTCACTTAGCCCATTGCTTAATAAGCAACCAACCGGCAAATCATTGATGTAAAGCATTAAATTAGTCATAGCCTGTGATGCTCCCGTTAAAAGTTATAAAATCCCCAACTGATCCGATTATTTCTAAATTCTCAATAAATCCCTGACCAGCCTCAGTATCCTCTCCAACTATTTCCCAATTAATTTTAATCCTTTCAAGCGCTTTTAAGCCGGTCCAGGAGATTATCTCATTGTTTGTAGTCATAACACCCTCGAATGGAATTGAATACGTGTACAACCTCCCCAACTGAGTCTGCGCACCATTTGCGCTAGTCTTACACGTGCCAATAAAGCTAATCTGCTCTGAACGGCTTACACTGCTCAAACATCCAACCGGCATATCATTTATAAATAGCATCATGTTGCTTTGATAGTTACTTTTGTAGTTTCCCCAAAATCAGGTACTAATGTATAATCCATTGCTATCTCCTCATTTATAATCCTACCTAAAACGGCTTTGCAAATATTAGGTTGCAAATCATAGTTTAGGCTCAAATTCATAAAATACCCCTCTATTAAATTAATGCTCCATCTAGTTAGCGGATTAAAGTATCCAAAAATAGACCCTTCAAACTGAACAAATGGACCGGCGTATAACCTTTGTTTTTCCTCGACTGCAATCCTTAGAAATTCTTTGCTTACAGAATAAGGCAATGCCAAAACAGACTCAGGCAAATCTCTCCGCTTCCATTCGCTTGTTAAGGTAACCTCATCAGCTCCATAAATTGCTCCAGTGTACATTTCGCTAGGGCTATCTCCATTAAATACCTGAACGGTTGGCGGCACAAATGTAAATTTTCCTGTTTGTGTTGCAGTATGAATTTCCCCAATCGGATCTCCTTCTCTAACCTGCTCTCTTAACGTGATATTTGTATAAACAATATCTCCGCTAGTATTATCAGGTGGATAAATTTTAAAAGTAATTGTACCTCCTTTTGGAGTTGGCGCCGTAACTAAAAAATCAGATGATATACCAAAATTGGATCTAACTTGAAACCATTCAAATAAAATAGCATCTTTTTTCCATTGAAATATTCCATCTTGTTGAGGTTGTAAATACCAAGTATCAGTTCCATCAAATAATTCCAATCCAAAAATCATGTCAGTTGTAGTATTATCAGGAATGCTTATATAATTTAAATCAATCCTTAATAATATGTTTTCCGTTACTACAAAATGCCTATCATTCTCAAAGTAATTAGCATTATTAAATCCGTTAACTTTATAAAATACAACTCCTCCTCCTGGATATAATCCATTGTAAACAGTTCCATATTTTGTCCATTCAGGTATAGTTACATCATCTCTAGGGCCTAGCGGATCGCCTGGGCCATCAACAAAAGCTCCAAATAAAGTTGGATTATCTAAAATGTTTGCTAACTGACCATATCTGTAAGCCATTGAAGCGTTTTTGTACGGCTTATCAATCATTTTTAATTGATCCGTATTAATATGGAAATATGGAGCATCAATCAATCCCTCACTTTCCCCACCCAATAAAGCATCTAAATCCGCCGTAAATGTTGGCTGATCGTAAACCCTCTGACCATCTAAATATTTCCTAAATGCTAAATCGCCTGTTAGCGCTAATTCAGTTGGTCTAAAAATATACCATTGGCCCTCACTTTGAACCATAACGGCGGTCCATTCCTCTAGTATAGATTTTAAAACCTCCTCACAATTCATAGGAGTAAATTGGTCATCTTTAAAATATCTTTCACTATTAACAAAACCCTGAGCCAAAGGATCAAAGGCATCCCCCTCAGTCATTGTCACATCATAAATATTTACGCAAGTATTTAAAACTAAGCTAGGAGCATCTAAGCGGATTAAACAGGCATTTATAACCTCAATAAAACTTTGTTTACCTAAATAGAAATTACCATCATTTTGCACGTAGGAAAGGTTTTTTAATAATCCTAATCCATCAACTGCATTTACTGATATGGCATACGGCGCAAAAGTAAAGGCCTCCTGACATCCATCAGGTATAATAAAACCGGTCCAAATTAAATCGCTATTCCTATAAACCTCAACCATAAACTCGCGCTCATTTTCGGTATATAACTGCTCTAGCTGAAAGTCCTCAGTTGCTATTAAATTTAACGTACATTCAGACCCCATGATAGGGTCAAGTTTTAGATTAGATGTATTCTGATAATTAATCTGTATTGGATTTTGTTGGGCCTGAATTTCAATTGGCTCTCCTGCATAATCTAACTGCAAAATATTGCAAACATACTCATCCGGCAAACCGCCAACTATCCGAGTATCCCTATCCGCATAAAAACTAAAAAAATACTTTTCAAAATATGCCATTATCCAAATCTAGTTAATTTTGCGCCTGCTCTGTTTAATACTCCAATTAAGTTAGTACCTGATATTTCAAATACAACCCGACCTCCGCCAAAGTCCTGAGATGATCCGGCTGCGCTTGTACTTATAGCTGAGCTTGTTTGTGGAACCGGAGCAGACATATTTCCACCACCACCACCACCACCACCGCCCATAGATGAGCTCATTTTGCTTGATTTTCCTTTTACATAACCTGACAAAGCTAATAATGCCACACCGCCTGCAATTGCTGCAAATGGATTTAAAGATTTCAATGCAAGTTTAATTCCTAATATAGCTACTCCGGTTGCTATTGCCATTTGTCCTAATTGGCCCAATACGCTACCTAAACTGCTTAATAATGTTTGACCTAATGCCCCAGCTATGCTAGTTCCATTTGCTATTGCAGTTCCAATTGCCTCTCCAATACCTGCAAAAGTATTTGTTAAACTTCCGCTAATTATATTGGATGCTGACTCATTAAAAGCAATTAACTCCTTATTAAGTAAATCATATTGAGGCTTAAATGTTACTCCTTGTATAGATGCAGCAGCAGCGGCAAAGCCTCCTGTAAATGCAGTTACAGTTGTAACCCCCAAAGTCCTAGCACTAGCTTCAACATCTTTAGTATTTAATAGTTGATTTTGTATGCTTTTTATTATACCTCCGCCTGCTTTAATTTCAGTTAAACTATCAATTGCAGTTGCAAATGCTTTTACCTTATCTTTATTGCCTTGACCAAATGTAATATCAACCGCATTAGATACCTTTTTTAATTCTATATCTAATTTTGCTAATATTTCAGCAACTGTTTTTACATCTTTTTCAGCTTTTGCAGCTGCTCCTTTGCCACCAACATCGCCACTAATTTTACCTCCTTTTGCAATTTCAGCATTTACAGATTTTTCTAATTGTAGATTTTTTTCAGTTAGTATATTGCTATCGGTAAGTAAATTGTTTTTTAGCTTAGTTAATTCAGCCTCTTTAGCTCCTGCCTTTAAATATTTATTAACAATTTCAGCCTGTTTAGATGTTAAAATGTTTGCCTCTTGTTTAGCTAATAAATTTTGGCTTTCAACAGCAGACTGCAATTGTATCTGCTTTGTTCTCTCATCTTGTATCTGCTTTGTTAAATCAATTACTTTTTGCTCATTCTCTAATTGCCTTGTACTATTTTTTGCAATTAAATCAGCAGCCGCTCTTGCTCTTGCGCTTGCTAAAATAGATTCAGTCAATCCATTATAAGCATTTTTGGTTTTATCTGTTGCAGTTGATTCAAATGCTAAATTGCCAAAGTAGGCAGGATATAATTTTTGTATCTCCTTATAAGCATCTTTTCTTTGCTCTAATGGTAAAGTAGAATTTTGATATTGACTATATAATAATTTTAAGGATGTTAATTCACTTTGAGCATTTTGAGCGCCTTTTAATTGCGCTTGTTGCACTTGGCCCAATGAATTAATATACTCATCAGTAACCTTTTTTGCATTTGCAACCTCTTTATTTGCCCTTTGCTGATATTGCTGATAAAATAAAATAGCCGCTGATACAACTGATAAAGCAATACCTAATCCAGCTGGCCCAATTAAGGATCCAGCCAATGCCTTTAATGCTCCGCCTGTTGATCCTGTTTCAGCCTTTAATCTTTGAAAAGATTCTAATAATGGATTTAAGTTATTCTGAATACCTATAAAACCAAATGGCGCATCCTGTGCAACCCTGCCTAAATTAGTTAATGCAAATGCAGCTGAATTAGAACCTTTTACAACCGCTCCACCCAATACGCCTGCGCTTTTTGATGCCTCAGCTGCAAAACTTTTTAATTTTCCGTTTGCATCTTTTAAATCTTTATCTAATTGCCCTAAAGGCGCGCCAATAGGTATTTCAATTCCTTGCATTTTCCAAATATTTAGCCATTGCCTTATTCATTTGCTCTTTAATTTTATCCATATCCTTTATCTCCTCATCTTGGTATATAAATGACATGAATTTTTTATAAGTTGGCATCCCCTTATTAACATGTACCCTCATTCCGTTCCATGTCGCCCAACCTATCCGCTCCCATTCCTTTTTTTCTCTATTAAAAAAACCCTGACAGGTCAATATATATTGGTTCCATGTCAGGGCATAAAAGTCATCAGGCATTAAGCCAAGCTCGCCAAAAGCAAATGTTAAAACATCTTTACGCCAATTTAACTTTTCGCTTCGCTTTTTTTTTGTTCCGGCTGCTCCTCAGTATTTAATCCTAAAACTCTAAATACCTCTTTAGATACAACCATAATTAACTGTCCGCCTGATCCGCCTGCCGTATCAATCCACTCATGAATATCAAAAGGAGTAAAGTCTACAACTTCGCCCTTTTTTAATATCGGATAAGCTGCGGCGTGATACATAAACATCCTTAAAAATGGTAGCAACTGCTTTCCTAATAATTCACTTAAATCAGACACTGATGCATCAAAATGCTCCAATGTTTGTTCTAGCGCATAATTACCAAAGAAAAACTGCTTATCAGTTTCTCCGATTTTGTAGGTTAAATGACCTTCCATTTAGTAACCAGGATATGGATCAGTTTCAGAAATATCTCCATCTCCTAACAAAGTACCTGAGAAAGTGATAAACTCACCCTCAGCGCCTGTTATGTCTAAAGCTGAAAAATAAGCCGTTCCGTATTGAGCTGCAAAGTTTGGATCTTCAGTACCATTATCTCTCAATAATGCTATCTGATACTCAGCCAATGTTTTAGCTCTTGCAATGCCTTTGATAGTATCCCATGATGCTTTAGCCGTATCGCCGCCTGCTCCGCTTGTATCCGTAAATACACCTTCAAAAGGTATCTCGTATGAGTAAGTTGTAGGCTTTCTACGTGTTACACCTGGATCGCATTTAGTTACTGTTTCTGCAAAGTCCCAAGACTCTGAAATACCATTTGAGGTTAAACATGCCACCGGCTTCCAGGTACCTGAATTACGAATGTAAAGCATGAATAAACTACCTGAATAAAATTGCTCGTCTG